ATGATTCAGCTAGTTGTTTCACACTGATTTGATTCTCGGGTGGTTCAGCCAAATAACTTGTATTTACATCCAGGGCAATAAATGTGCCTAATTCGCGTTGGACACGCCCTAAACGAGTATTAAAATCACGAAGGTTTTTAGCATCATAAAATAGACCGTTGAGCCTGTTTGACCAGGTAGGGGATTCAGTGGCGGTAAAATCAACAATATAATCACCGATTTTCGTGTCCTTTGGGGTGACCTTAAAATCGTCGATAATGCCCTGAAATATCACTAAATCGCCACTCGCTGGTTTAGCCGTAATAATCAATTCCGAATTGACCCATTTTTGCATTACCCGTGTTAAAGTAACGTGCTCCATGAGCATTTGAAACTGGCACGTGCGATTGGCTGGGGCACGGTAAAGATTTGTGCGCCCCCAATTGATGGTGAGACCATCGACTACCGCCCGAAGGTTCAAATTCCATTGACTCCTAGGCGGGAAGATTGAAATTTGTAGCATACTTGCCATGACACCCATTAGCGTTTCATCCTCTCATCGTAGTAGTCGAGAATCTCGCGTAGTTTCCGGCCGGTCTCCAAAGCGTCAATGGGGCCGTTGATAGTGATCTCAAAGTTATTAATTACCTGGGGCGCTGGTAGTGGCCGGTTTAGCAGGTTATGGAAGGCGGCGCCAATACCGCCGCCGCCGGCACCATGGAACGAACCGTCATCGCCGCCACCGAAGACACCGCCGCCGCCGCCTACGCCGCCAAAACTACCGCCGCCGCCAAAGATACCACCTACATCACCCGCGGAATCCAGAAAATCAGTGATCCACTGGAATGCCGTCTTAATGACGTCAATAATCTTAAAGAACAGGTCCTTGAGCCAGCCTAACTTACCGCCAATGGCAATCACCGCATCCACCAGCCCCTTGGTCAGCGCAACAGCTAGTTTGCCGACAATGCCAACCACAGCGCTGGTAGCCGGTGCAATAGCCTCCATTAGTTCAACAATCGGCGGCAGAAGCTCAGTAATCAAATCGGCTAGCGGCGGCAACAGCGGCGTGAGTGCCTGCACCAGCTGCACAAAGATATCCGCCACCTGAATGATAATCGGGATAATCAGCTCAATAATCCGTACCAGTGCCGGGAACAACGCCTCAGCAACTTGCATCAGGGGCGGAATAATCGGCAGCAGGGCCTCAATCAGGGACTTTATCAAATTAGCTAAATCAGGAAGCAGCGGGGCCACCACCTGAAGAATCTCAGCCAACGCGGGGAACAAGAACTTAGCGACCTCGGCAACCACGGGAATCAACATGGCCACAACATCAGCCAGAATACGGATCGTATCGACAATCACCGGAATCAGCGGGATCACCGCCTCAATGGCCATGCGGAGAACATCACCAATCAGGGCACCGATATCACCCAGAATCGGGGCAATGGCTTCCATGATCTGCGCGAAAGCGGGGAACAGGACGCTAGCTAGCTCAGCAATCGACGGCAGTAGTTCACTAGCGACGCCGGCTAGCGTCTGAATCAACTCGATAATGACCGGCATGATAGGTGTCAGGGCGTCAATGGCTATGCGGAACACTTCACCCAGCAGGTTGGAAATGTCCCCAACTAGTGGGGCAACAGCACTAATGGCCTCAGCTAGAGCAGTGCCCAGGAACGCCACCAGCTCAGCAATCGACGGCAACAACGGCGCCAGCGCCACCACAAGATCAGCAATCGCTTGCGCTATCGGCCCAAACATCGGCGCTAACGCATTCAGCGCCTCAACAAGCGCCTCACCAGCCACCTGGGCAATAGTGGAAAGCGGCTCCACCAGCTGGGCGATAATCTCACCCAGGGCGGACAGGATACCGCCAAACGACGGACCCAGGGCGATTCCCAGCTCAACAATCAAATCCAACAGCGGACCTATCAAATCAGACAGGCCACCCAATGCCTCGATCATGCCCTGAATCAGGGCGGTGGTGGCGCCGCTGGAAGCATATTCTTGGAACTTTTCACCCAGCGTTTCGAGGACGCCACCGAAAGCAGCGCCAAAATCCCCGGCTATGCCATCTAGACCGGTGCCAATGGATAAAACACCCTCTAGCAGGGTATTTAGCCCCGGCCCCATCGCGTCGGTGAACTCGCTAGCCGAAGCAATCAGTTTTTCTAGTTCACTTTGATTGTTAACAATTGTATCGACAAGCCCCCCCATGAGGTTACCAACGCTAGCACCCAGGCCAGCCATGGGCTCCTCAAGGTTGGTGATAAGGCCACCCAGGTTCTCGAAGGGTTCCTCAAGCGCCGCGGCAAACTCGCCGCTCACTGATTCCTTCAATGAGTCAAACGGTTCTTTCAGCCCTTCGGCGGCTTCCTTGATACCATCGAAGCCCAACACCACGGCGCCTAGAGCGGGTCCGGCCACCGCTGCTAGCGCGGTGGCGCCAGCGGCAACCTGACCAATGGCGCCACCAGCGATAGACACCAGGGAGGTAATACCGGTTGTCAGCCCACCAATTTTGGTGGCCATGCCGGCAGCCTGGGCAGTCGAAGCGTTAATGTCCGCCGCCATCTTCTGTGCGGCGCGCGCCGCCTCAGTGAATCCCTTGGTGTTGGCATCACTGACGATGTTGACCGACAGGATTGCTGACTTCTTTTTCCCCGCCACCGGGTTTCTCCCTTATCTCTTTTTCGCTGCTTCCGCCTGCTCAGCCATGACCTCAAGCATGGTATCTATCCATGCTGGGTCTTCCGCCAGCAGTACACTAGGCGGAATCCCTGTGTTCACGGACAGTAGGGCTATGACGCGGCAGGCGTCGCCTCGGTAGGGGCTAAACCCATCTCACCGCCGGACTGGCTCAGTGCCTCGACGCTCTCTAAAAATTCCTCGAAACTGTATTCGGTTTGGCCGGTGCGCTGTAGGGCTTTCCAAGCTAGGAAAGCGGCGAACGTCAGTGGGCTATCGGTTGCCGTGCCCCAATCGCGGAGGCGCGCGGTGCGCTCGAAAGCCACTTGATCGGACAGAATCGGCGTTACGGCGACTTCCTCGCCGCTGGTGTACCTGACGTTAATGGTTAGTTTCATCGTTTCTTTCCTTCGATCTTTCCTAAAATACGGTCAATATGCTGCTCATATACCTTGAGCCACAATTCCTCGTTGGCGGCGGCGGCGGTAGCGATCCATGGGTTCGGCTCGATATCGCGTTTCGGCCAACCCCAGTGAATGGGGTTTGCATAAGGTACAAGTTTCCGGCCGGCCCTGACCATGCCGGCCTTCTGCGTAGCACCCGCCCTGATACTCGCCGCCAACCGGCCGGACACCTTCGGCGCCAAACCGGCCGCTATCGGCACGATGGTCTGCGCCGCGGCGAGATTGGCATTGCGAAGATCTTTGGTGTCGCCGCCTGCTTGCCGGATAGTGCGGCGGAGGTTTTTCAGCCCCTCAACCTCGGCGGAAACATCAACATGGCCGGACATTTATGGCTCTTGTACAGGCGTAAAGACTGGCTCCCCAACCAAGGGGAACGTCAAATCCTTACTCATTTCCTTGTTGACCTCGCCACCAACGCCTAGGGGCCGGACCTTGACTGTGCCGGTGAATTTCGCGGATTTTTCGCCTTCTACCGGCCGGAACTCGAACGTGACTTCTTTACCTCGGTTGGTGAAACACCAATCCCAAATTCCATTCTTTTTCAGGTTGATGAAGCAGGTTAGCTCCATTGTCCAGGTGATCGTGTCCTTGCCAGGTGCGTAATCACCAGACAAAACGTGTTTACCATCCTCGGTGTTCACAGACGGATTCAATTCAGCCTTGGTGACCAGGGCGGAAAACTCATTCTGAGCACCGGCCTGACCGAAAACCAGCTTTCCAGGTCCGGTGGAGATACGGCTATCTAGCGTGTTCACATTCGCCATTATTATGTTCCTTTCAGTTCATAGGTGACCTCAACGGCAGGCAAGGGGGTTTGCCCAATGGTGGGGAGGGTGATTGTGGTGATCTCGACGCCCGTTGGGTATCGGTTTTCCAGCAGGTTTAGCAGGTCGTCTAGCATACTCATGAGGTATTCCACCGCTAGCGTGGTGCCCCAGTCGGCGGCAACAAGGTACACGCTTGCTTCGGCGGTAACTTCACCGCGGGCCATGGACTCGATTTCCATGTCCTTCAGGGCGACCCATGCACCAGGAATACTGATACGGTTGGGGTTAACCGTCGCGGAAATACCGATATTATTAACTTCTTTGGCTAGCTTCCCTAGATGCATCGGGATAATGTCTGGGTTCATCAGCCCACCGCCGGGGCAGTCCAGCCGCCAAGGCCTAGCAGCATGGCGGCTTGGGGGTCATGACGCTGCACATAGGTTGTTCCCTCGTCTGTCAGGGCTGCTACGCCACCGGGGGTAGCGCGGCGGCGCCACAGATGGGCGGCAAGCATGACGGCACCGGTGTGGATACGGTCGGACCAAGCGTCTGCACTACCATGCCAATCCGTCACAGTGGCGTTAACCGCCGCCACAATCCCCTTCAGTGCTTGCTCTTCCGAAGCGTCACCTACCGCATCAATACCTAGCCACGCTAGGACTTCTGCATCTTCTACTTTGCTCACTTGAAATGTACCTTGACCAGGCCGGCAATTTGGTTTTTGATGTGTGCCGTGTAGCCGAATAGGGCAACATCTTGGCCACCTAGGGCGATGTGTTCGGCATGGGCGCGAATCGGGGAGCCGGGGAGCTCGTAGAATGTGGTAGCACTGCGGACACCGATAACCGCGGTTTTTTCCGGCACAAATGGGCTCGTCACCCAACGGTCGGGGCTACCAACAGGTGTCACGTCCATGAATTTCGGGGTGTTGAGCTCAGTATATTTAGCGATTTTCCGCTTATCTTTCGGGTTGATAATCGCATACGAAGCAGGCGTTAGCACTTCCTCTTCGACGTAAATACCGCCAAACAGGATAGCCTGAATGATGTCTTCCTGTTCCTCGGGAACATCGGTTGCCCAGGTGGTGAGCTGGGCGGCAACATCCATATCAGTCTCGCGTTTGTAGGATTCCGTCATGGCACGCCAATAAGCAAGCAGGGTCTCGGACTCGTTAAAGTCGATGATTTGGCGGTCAAGGTCGTTGCCACCGGCCCACGGTTGGGCGCGCTCGTCTACTTCCTCAAACTTGACCGGCTTTGAAGTGATCTCGGTTTTATCGCCGGACCACTTGCCGACACCTGGTTTTAGCTGCTTGCCGGTATCGGCGTCAGTTGCCCAGCGGAAGCCCTTAGCTCGGCGACCAGTGAGCGGCTGGGTGTCAACCAGGTTGATAAGACGACGTTCGTACTCGACGCTTGACCAAATCTCACCTAGCCACACGGCGGGTTCGGTGACCAAGGTGCCGGAACCGGTGATGTTTTGCAAGGCGGCATGGATTTCATCACCGGTAATTTTTCCGGTGTGGACACCGCAGATGATCTCTACCGCCTGAGCTGCGGAGATTTTCGGGAACGTGCCGTCGGCGGTGAGGGTTTTAGGGTCATCGACAGGGATAGGGGAGGTGGCCGGGTAGGTGGTTTTTTGGGGCATGGGGGTCTCCTGTTGGGGTGGTTCGGGTGCGGGGGTTTCTACTGCTTCTATTGGCGTGCCGTCCTCGGCGTAGATGCGGGCGCCTGGGAAAGCCGGGAACGGCACCATTGCTACGGCTTTGAGCAGCGAGTTTTTGATAGTGCCACCGGTGCGCTCAACGCCTACTACCTCGACGCTTAGAGCGTCGATGGTATGGTCGGCGGCGGCGGCTAGGGCTTCGGCGGCGGCGGCGGAGGTGCCTAGCTGGAATCGCATAACCAAGCCGGCCGGGGTGTCCTCAGCAGCAATCGCATACCCAATTGCCTTGGGTTGCTGGTCAGGGCGTGAATGTTCGGCTAGCAGTTTGACGCTGCTGAGTTCGGAGGGAAGGCGAAGACTTCCCCGGGGGAAGGTGAACGTGCCGGTGGCGGTTTGTCCGTTCTCACCCCATGGCAACGCCATTCCCTCGATGATGCGGTCGGCTTCGTTACAGACCACAGTGGCCGGGGCGGCATCACCGGTTACGGTTTCTAGATCACTTGGCATTTACGTCTTCTCCTTCTTCTTGGCGTTTCCTAGCCCCAGCGTTCAGCGTGGTAGTCAGCCACCTGTCAACCTCAGGGATTGTGATTATCCGCTGCAAAACTGCCACGATCCCCAGGGTGGATGCCACCAGGGGCACGGTCTCTACACCCGCCACCTTGGCTATTTCCGGTAGTACCGGCAACAACGCGACAGTAGCCACGGCAACGCTACGGAGCACGGAGCGCCACGGGTAGCGGATTTGGGTTGGTGGGCGCTCAGGCATGCGGCAACTCCATGGCGCGCTTGCGTAGCTCAAGGCGGAGCCGAATTATAAAAATTATCTGATGAGTCAGCATGATGCTAATCCCTAAGCCGAAGCCAGTCGCTACATCAAGAAGACTCATATCACTTGGCTTTCTTGGTATCGCGGCAACCATCAATACCCTGTGCGGCGCCTAGGGCGGCAACCGTATCAACCAAGGTCCGGCCACCGGTATGTGGCCACCCCGGGTAGCCACTACCAGGGCCGGTCAATTGGTCTCGGATTACCCGTAAGAGTTCGTTGTTTTCTCGTAATAGTTGCCGGTCGGCTTCAGTGAAATTCGTCATTTTCCCTGCTTGTGGTGTTGGGTCTGCTTGCATGCTGAAGTAAAACTCTTCCGCAAGACTCATGTATTGGTCACGGTAGGCACCAGCCAACTGGTGCGGGCAACTGGTGCTGTAGAAATGCGAATGTGGGAAAACGTTATTAAACCAGGCGGGTTTTCCCAGGTCGTAGGCGTGGCATAGGGCGGCAACCAGGTGCGCACCCGCGGTGATAGTTTCCTGACTGATAGGCCAATCTTCGGCGGCGCCACCGGTGTTAGCATGCTCGATACCGATTGACCAGCTGTTCGCGGCGGCGTCTCCAGCGTGCCAAGCGGTATCCCAATCGTTGACCAGCTGACCAATAGTCCCGTCCACTTCTACCTGGTAATGGGCGGAAGCTTCCCGGTCTTGCCAAATCCGCCAGCAATCAGCGGTACTCAAGTTCACGCCTGCGTTATGGTGCACCACAATGTATTTGATGGGGCCTGGTCGGCCGGGCGTGTAGTGCTTGTTCATCAACTGGTACAGATCGGGTTCTAGCGTTTGAAAATCCATGGTCTTTAGTCAATCAACTGAGTTAGTTCGTTAGTGATAGGGACAGTGCGTGGGTGGTGAGCGTCGTCGGGCGGGGCGATGCTGTTAGGATCGAGTCGGGTCAAGTGGTCAAGGTCAAACTCTACACTCTGACCAGCTGAAACCATGTCATCCATGCCTAGGCGGGCGGCTATCGGCGCCATGAACGATGCTAAGCAATAGTCCACCAATTCAACATTGCGTGCGTCCATGTTGGAGTAACGAACGCTGGAGTCGGCTAGGGAGGCGTCTAGCAGGATAGCGGGGATACCACAAACGCGGGCAATGTCAATGGCGGCGGCGTTTCGGCCTTCCACCAGCAAGTGAGCCTCAAAGCTCCCATGGCTTTTCGCCTCAATACTGCTGTTCGTGAAACCGACACTGCCCCCCGGCCGGTTCCGGCCGCGGTTCCATGCGGCTATAAGCCGTTCAATTTTTACAGGGTCGGTGATGGGTTCACCGCCAGTCTGGTGCAACTCAGTATGGGCAACCGGGTTCGCGGCGGCGGCGGCGGCGGCGGCGTTGATCTGGGCGGCATGCCGGATAGCCGCGGGATACCTGAGGATACCGGTATCGGCACCGGGGATTAGGATTACGCTATCGGAGTCGACAATGGCACCGTCGAAGAAAACCCGCCCTTGTTCGTCAAAATGCCAATAGCGGTAGTCCACGTGGTCGGCGGCAATGACATTTCCGCTGCTGTCTCGGGCAACAGCCCACAGCGACCAACCATAAAACAGCAGGTCATCCACAGTCCAGATCATGCGGTGATATGGGGAGACTGGCCCATCGGTTCGGGAAACCCAATCGGGCTGTGTAGGTAGTGGTCCGTCGGCGTCGTGCACAACGATGGGGCACCTAGCAATGCTGCTGACGATAATGCGGCGTGCCCTGCTGATTGCTGGAACGTTCATGGCCACGTCACGGGTGGTCACATCGGGCATGAAGTCGGGCGTGCCAACGGTAATCAGGTGGTTAGGGTCAGCCCAGGCGCTAGCATAGGGCACCTCTAGCGTGCCACTTACTAGGGCCGGCACCGACACTAGGTCCCGAATTTTTTGCAGGAATCCCATAGGCGTTAGTATCGCCTATGGGGGCGTCATTTCGAGGATTTTTGCTGTATGCGCTGCAAATTGCGGGCGGCGTTTTTCGCCGCCTGAAAATCCCCGTGCCCCACTTTCAGGTGGCGGGCGAGCGCATACCAGGCGGCAGTTCGTTCTTCGTGTTGTTCGTGCCAATCACAGTGGGGGCAGGTCACGACGGCACCGGAGTAGTCGGACCAGTCAAGGTTACTCTCTCGGCGTTCTGGTTTTTTGGCAGATTTTTTTGGGGTCATTCGGGGCTCCAGATAAACGGTTCGGGGATAGCGGTCTCGGGGATTTGATAGCCGGCAAGGGCGGCTAGGGCGGCCTCTAGGCGGGCAGTGCCAGCGGCACTATTACGCCTGCTAAACATCCTTCCTTTCTCACCGACATTGCGGAGTTCGGCCACATCTAGTTCATACTCGACACCGGCACAGCGGCGAACACGAATAGGCATGGTATCGGCTTCCTGATCCAACGCCTGTAGAAAATCCTCTGTCGCGGCTATCATCTCGTCAGTGGATAGGGGTTTCCAATGCTCAGGAAGGGCAATGGCCAACTGGTCGGCAAGGCGTTTCGTGGGTCCGTAGGCGTCGCCGCAGACCTCAGTGGCAATACCGCGGCGCACCAGCTCCTGGGTGGTGTTGATAACCCATTGCCGGCCGGGGCGAGCGTCGATAATCTCAATGCCCACGCCCCGGCCTTGGTTGATGGTGCCCACCGCGGCTAGGGCGGTAGTGGCCCCGTCCCAGGACACGCCAACACCTAACGTGACCGGACCATCGTCTAGCGGCACCGTGGTGGTGATACCGCGGTAGGCGTCCAAGTCGATAGCCTTCTGGCGCGTGTTCTTTGACCTGACGTTTCCGTAGGCACGTAACCACTCGTTAAAATCCATATCCTCGTTCTCTAGGGGTTCTAGGACTTTTTCGCGGGTGCACAAACCAGCAGCTACACCCGGGTGAGCAGCTAGGACGTCCTCGATGGTGAAGGCAGTGACTTCCTGAGGGTCGGCGGAGGCACCGACACCGTAGTCGATTACCGCCACGCGGGGCGACGGTTCAGCAATGGCTTTTGCCAATCGGGCATGCCAGTAGTCGGAATCGGCGTCACCAGCGGCGCTAATCTGTACAATCTGGCTGTTATTCCTGGTCAACTGCGTGGCGCGTACCGCTTGCATGAGGTCCTTTCCCTGTTTCTGGGTAAAGCTCCATTGTTCATCGGCGATGATCTTATCGCCCTGTCCACCATGAAGATACTGGCTGGTCGGCGGCATAGGGCGAATCTGGGACCCCGTGGCCACCACCACCGTTCTGGTCGCCCCCGCGGCAAGCTTGGTGTCTACGATCCCTAGGGGCTCTAGATATTTTTTGCTGGGCTCTACCAGCTCAGCAAGAAAACGTTCCCTAGCCGCCATACCGGTCTGGGCAGTGAACCAGAGCTTTTGATAGGGGCGGGTCATGGCCACATACATGAGCCAATCCATGATGCATGTGGTTTTGCCGGTCTGCCTGGGGAAACTCACCAGAATGGTAGTGAACACCGGGGTGCCATCAGGCCACTTGGCTACCAGGCGTTCGAGGATTTCCACCTGGTAGAACGTCGGGCGGCGCCCCATGAGGGCGGCGACTTTTTTCACCGCCCGAAGGTCGACTATCGCCCCCTCGGGTATCGGCGTTAGATAGCGGGGGGCGACGCGACCTGGTAACCAGGTGCGCATTAGTCGGTGTCGGCCTCTAGGGCGGCTAGATCCTCGAACAGCTGCTTGGCTAGGTCTTCGCTTTCTAGCTTTCGGCTCTCGGGCGTCATGTGCGCCGCGGTAAGTGCTTCGGTCATGGCCGGAATAAGTTTTGCCGGACCGTACGGGCGATCCTGTTTTTCGAGGGCATCGAGGGCCCAGGCACCTGCTCGAAGCACAGTGGCGATTCCCTCATCTATAGGGTGAATCACTTGATTGTCGCGGGCAGCGTCTAGGGCGGCGTCCATGGCCATGGAGTGCCGGCCACGCAAAACGCAGTCGGGCTGTTTGATAGCCTCAGCCTCGAAAAGGGCCTCCTGGCCCTCGCGGGGCCGCATGGGATCAGGGCGTGGCATGGGGTTTGACCTCCTGGTTTAGTTAATGTACCGACCCCGGGGGTTGGGGGCCAAAGCTGTCACTTATACACATTTCCCAGCCCAACCAACGTAGAGGGACATCCTATGACCGTATCTGCTTGGAAAAAAAAAACTACACAT